GTTTCTAATAGACTAGGGATTTAATGGCCGAGAATACAGACAATAAAGCATTTAACTATATGACTACAGCTGTTGCTGATAATACTGCTGTAGACTTATTGACTAAACCAGATAGAATAAATTCTGGTGATGTACATAATATGCTAATGGCTGCTGGTTTTGCGCCTGGATTAGGGAATATAGCTGATGCAGCTGATGCTATATTGTATGCAGCAGAAGGAGAATTTGGAAGTGCTGCTATATCAACTGCAGCAATGATACCATTTATAGGACAGGCTGTATCTGCAAAGAAAGCATTAAAAGTTGCTAAGGAGTCTGGTGAAAAAATGCGTACTTTTTATAGGGGAGTTGAAGAGTGGCATCCTGCAAGACATAAATTGACTAGAGGAAAATATGCAGGGGAAATTATTAATACAGGTGAAACTATGGTGAAAGATGGTAAATTTATTGGAGGTGGAGGCTATATTAAAGAAGGACATGGCGTATCTAAAAATGCTTTATGGGCAACTGAAGATTTAGAATTGGCACAAAGGTATTTAAAAGGAAATCCTGATGGGGTATTATTAGAATTTGAAGTTCCAGAATCTGTATTCAATGAAAGTTTTACAAAATTAATGAGAAGTAGCAAAGGCTATGGCGGGATATTTGACGAAGGCCTTGATAAAGTCTTTCTAACTAAAGTTCATAAATAATGCCTAACATCAATCTAAATAATGTTTCTAAAATGGAAGAGGAATTAAGACTTGCTCATTCTGATCTTATAGCATTTGGTAAGTTATTTTTACCAGATGATTTTATGAGATCTGAAACTCCGTTTTTTCATTATGAAGTCACAGATGCATTAAATGATAAAGATATTAGACAATTAGCTGTAGTATTACCGCGTGGTCATGGAAAAACTGTACTAACTAAGTGCAGTATACTACATGATTTTGTATTTACTACAGAACCATTATTTTATGGCTGGGTAGCTGCTTCTAGTAAAATTTCAGTACCCAACTTAGATTATGTAAAATATCATTTGGAATATAATGATAAAGTGCGGTATTATTTCGGTGATTTAAAGGGTAAGAAATGGACAGAAGATGATATCGAACTTAGTAACGGGTGTAAACTTATTAGTAAATCAAATTTATCGGGGATACGTGGTGGTGCTAAATTGCATAAGCGGTACGATCTTATTATTCTGGATGATTTTGAGGATGAAAATAATACAATTACTTCAGAGTCTAGGTCTAAAATCTCAAACCTAGTAACAGCAGTTGTATTCCCAGCTTTAGAGCCTAAAGATGGAAGATTGCGTATCAATGGAACACCTGTGCATTTTGATTCTTTTATTCAGAAAATACTAGTAGGACAAGAACAAGCTATAAAAGCTGGTGATGATTATAGTTGGAAAGTTATTACTTATAAAGCTATTTTAGAAGACGGCAGTCCTTTATGGCCTTCATGGTTTAACCATGAAGAAATGAAGAGAAAGAAAAAGTTTTATGCGGATTCAGGACAACCGCAGAAGTTTTATCAAGAATATATGATGGAAGTCCAGAGCGCAGAAGATTCTATTTTTACTGGCAACCATATAAAATATTGGGATGGAGATTTATCACATGACAATGAGACTGGCACATACTATATCACTCCTGATGGAAAAGATCCACAACCTTGTGATATATTTGTGGGAGTCGATCCAGCAACTGATAGTGCTAGACGTGATAGTGACTTTAGTGTATTACTTCCTGTTGCTGTCACTCCTGACAACAATGTATATGTGTTGGACTATATTCGCAAACGATCTATTCCAGTTCTCGGGATTCCTGGAGAAGATAAGAAAGGTATTGTTGACCATATGTTTGACTTGGCTGACTCTTATGGTCCAAGGTTGTTTACAGTTGAAGATACTACTATGTCAAAGCCAGTTTTTCAAAGTTTGCAAGCAGAAATGCGTAGGCGTAATAACTTTGCTATTCGCTTTAAAGCTGAAAAGCCAGGGAACAGAATGTCAAAAAGAGACAGAATCCAAGAAATCTTAGCACAGCGTTTTGCTGTGGGGCAAATACATATTAAAAAAACACACTACGATCTTGATAGGGAAATAAGAACTTTTGGACCAAGAATGGCCCATGATGATACAATAGATGCATTAGCATATGCATGTAAATACGCACATCCACCTGCCAATATGAGTGAGGGCAAAGAGGGGTGGAATAGGTATAAACCACAAGTAAAAAGTTGGGTAACAGCTTAAAAGAAGGTGAGTAATGGCTAAAACTAAAAGAGCAGATCAAATTAGAAAGTTATATAATCTTTCTAGAAACTGGACGAGAGAGCAATGGGAATTGATTAATCAAAAAGGTTTTGAATTTTCTAATGATAATCAGCAAACTAAGGAAGAACTGGATTCTCTTAGAGAACAAGGTATGCCTGATTTTACAATCAATAGGATATTACCAGTAGTAGAAATGTTAAATTTTTATGCTACTGCTAATAATCCTAGATGGCAAGCAATAGGTGTAGAAGGAAGTGATTCTGATGTAGCTGCTGTTTTGTCTGATTTAACTGATTATATTTGGGATTTATCTAACGGATCAGTATTATATTCTAATGCAGTTAATGATGCTATTACTAAAAGTTTGGGTTATATTATGGTAACAGTAGATTCTGACTTAGATAATGGAATGGGAGAGGTAGTCTTAAAACAGCCAGAACCATTTGATATCTATGTAGATCCTAAATCTAGAGATGCATTATTTAAAGATGCATCTTATATCTTAATTAGAAAAGTTTTACCTAAACATCATTTGATTTCTGTCTTTCCAGATATGAAGGCTAAGATTAATAAAGCTTCTTCTGATGAGCAATCTTCATTAAGCATGTCATTACGAGAGACTGGAACTAGTGATCAAGATTTATTTACTTATAATGATCAATCTCAGGAATCAATGGGTATTACCCCTAAAGGGGAGGATAAAGAACTAGTTGAATTTTTTGAAATGTATGAAAAGATCAAGGTATCATATATTAATTTGTTCTATAGGATTCCTCCTAATGAAGAACAATTAAAACAGATTCAACAACAGGCTCAAGTACAGGTACAAGAAATGGCTGCTGAATTACAAGTTCAGATGTTAGAACAGCAACAACAAATGGAACAAGCTGTGCAATCAGGTAAGATGCTTCCAGAGCGTTATGAACTTGAAATGAAAAAAGCACAAGAAATGATGCAAAATCAGATTCAAACTTATCAGCAAGAAGTAATGAGTCAATTGCAATCTGCTGCTTCACAAACAGGTAATCAAGTAATATCTGAAAAAGAATTTAAAATTATGCAAAAAGATGATGTATTTGCTCAGCATATTGTAGAAGCTATTCCTTTTTATGGTACACGAGTAAAACAGACATGTGTTGCAGGTGATCAATTATTGTATGAAAAAGTCTTACCACAAATGATTACAGAATATCCAATTGTTCCAATTACATTTAAATGGACTGGTACACCATTTCCTAAGAGTGCTGTATCTCCATTGATAGGTAAACAGCGAGAATTAAATAAAGCACATCAATTAATGGTCCATAATGCTAGTTTAGGTTCTAGTTTAAGATGGATGTATGAAGAAGGTTCTGTAGATGCAGAGTTATGGGAAAAATATTCTTCAGCTCCTGGCGCATTACTTCCAGTAAGACCTGGATCTGAAAGACCAACTCCTGTAATGCCTATGCCAATATCTAATGCTTTCTTTCAAATTTGCAATGAAGGTAAACATGATATGGAATACTTAGCAGGTATATATGCATCAATGCAAGGAGATACTTCAGCACAGCATGAAACATATAGAGGGATGTTAGCATTAGATGAATATGGTACAAGACGTATTAAGCAATGGATGAAAAGTGCAGTAGAACCTGCATTAAAACAATTAGGCACAGTAATCATGCAATTCGCTCAGGCAGTTTATTCTGCAAATAAACGTTTTAGAATTATACAACCATCTGCTCTACAAGAACAAAAGGAATCTGAAATTAATGTTCCTATTTATAATGATATGGGAGAAGCAATAGGGAAGTCAATGGATATATCTGCATTAAAGTTTGATGTAAGAGTTGTAGCTGGATCAACATTGCCAGTTAATAGATGGGCATATTTAGATGAATTGAAGCAGTTAATGCAAATGGGAATAGTAGATGATATTGCTGTATTAGCTGAAACTGATATTAAAAATAAAGATAAAATTGCTCAAAGAAAATCATTATATGCACAATTACAAGGCCAGATAGGACAATTATCTGAAGCTATGAAAGATAAAGATGGTACTATTGAAACACTTCAACGTCAATTAGTACAAGCAGGTATCAAAGGCAAGGTAATGCAAGCAGAGATGGAAATTACTAAACAGAAAGAGCAAGTAAAGGGCGGTCTTAAGAAACAATTCGTTGAAACAGAAGGTAAGCAAAAGCTTTTACGCAATGTTTTAGCTAATGAAGCAGAGTCAAAAAAGAAAGAAATGGCACTAGCATCAGAAATGTTTAAAAAAGACTTGCAAGGTAATAACGAATCATAATATAT